CGGCGGCGGCGGCGTCGGCGGCGTAGGCGTAGAGGTCCTTGCGGATCTCGCGACAGGCCGCCGCCGCGACTCGAGCGCTCGCCTCGTCCTTGATCTGCGAGAGGCTTCGAAGCGAAGCGGCCTTGTCTGGCCACCTCTTGTCAAGTGCCATCGGCACGATGACGCGAATCGATCTGTCGACGAGCACGTAGGCACGACGCATCTCGATGTCGGCGTCTCCTGCGGTGCCAACGAGCAGCGGGATGAAGCGCTTCAGCAGCTGGCGCTCGTCGTCGCGGAACCTGTCGTTGAGGCTGATGCCGTACTCGGTGAGCACGCGCGATGCGCACTTCGGGTGGTCGCTGTGCGGCTCGTTCGCCCACCAGGCGACGGCCTCCATCAGGCAGACGCCCTTCGCGCGAGCCTCGTGGTTGCCGTGCTTGAGGACCAGGGCCTCGAGGTCGAAGGGCGCGGCGTTGTCGGTGATGGTGTCCATTGGTTCCCGTTCCTCCTCGTGCCCGGCGCAGGAGTCGAACCCGCGCATGCGCCGCGCCTCGTCCCCGGAAGAGGCTAGCGCGGTGGTGCATGGCTTCCGTGCCCGGGCGGGGCTGCTAGCCGTTCATGACCTCGAACACGACCTGGCCATCGAGCGAGTCGATGACCCGGAAGGCCTCGCCGGCGCGCCCGCGTGTCGCTCGTTGGTCGGCGATGGCGTCGGCCTCTTCGCGGAGCGGCGACGTGTTGATGGTCAGCCACACGCCGGAGCGGTAGCGCTGCACCACGAACCGCCCGCTCACCGGAGCCTCTGCTCGGCATCGAGGGCGCGGTTGAGGCGGTTCACCCGGTCGGTGAGCCGCTGGTGCTCCTGCCTGTAGGCCTGGAGGTGGTGGGCGCGCGCGGCGACGCGCTTCTCGAAGCGGCTCAGCCGGTCGCACGCGACCCGCCACTTCAGGCTGAGCTCGACGATGGCGGCCTGGCGCACCTCCGCGCGGACGTCGGCGGGCACGTCCTCCCAGAGCGGCATGCGCTCGACCGCGGTGCCCATCGGCATCAGGGCGACCTTCATGGCGTGACCTCCGGCGCGGGCGCGCCCGGCGCGTTGGGGCAGAGCGGGTCGTGCTGCTGCAGCGCTCCGCAGACCGGGCACCGCGCCGCGCGGATCACTTGCGCCATCGTCTCGAACGGGATGGGCACGGTCCGCACGCGGTCCTTGGCGGGGCGGCTCACCGGCGCCTCCAGTTCTGCAGCCGGTCCTGCAGTTGCTCGATGGCCTTCGCTTGTCCGGCGATGTGCTCGTCGATAGCCTTCTCGGCGGCCTGCCGCTCCTGCGTCGCCACCTGCAGCAGCGCCAGCGCCGCGCCGTGGAGTTCGGTGCCCATCGCGGCGCGCTCGAGGTCCAGCGCCTGCTGCTCGCGGCGAACGGCCTGCGAGACGAGGAGCGCGGTCGGCGCCATGACGCTCACGACCGCGCTCCAGCCACCGCTGCGCGCCGTGCGGCAGCGATCACTGCCGACGCGGAGACGATGCGACCCAGCGCCTCGCGCCTCGCAGCGGTCTGCAGCGCGCGCAGCTCGACGGCGGTGTCCTCGCAGGCCTTGGCCGCCGCGAAGTCGCCGGCGCGCTTGTGCGCACCTGCCGCCACGGTGAAGCCCCGGATCCAGCGGTCGGGGTTGCCGATGTCCTTCTCGAGGACGACGGCGTTGAACTCGCGCCTGAGCTTCTTCTCCCGGTCACCCGGAGTCAGAAACAGGCGCGTGAACGAAGACTTGCACTTCGGGCAGTCGGCGAGACTGCCACGCTCGGGCCACGGCCGCTCGTTCACCAGCGGCAGCGCGCAGTGCATGCACAGCCAGCTTGAGTCCCCCATGACCGTTAGAACTAGTCTAACGGTCCGCTTCGGTCAACTCGAAAGTTAGAAGTGTTCTACTTCTCGCGCTTCCTGCCGAGTGCCGCGATCACCGCCATCACGGCCTCGAACCCCTCCGGGTCCTCCCTCCAGAGCGCAAGCAGCTTCGCAACGACGCGCCGGCGGAGCGCTCGTTCAGTCCCCATGTGCTGCGTTTCGTAGCACACGGTTTCGACGATTGATACAAGAGTGAGACGCCGCGGCGCCGAGTCACACTGGCAATTCGTGTATCACCCGAAGTGGGTTAGTACGGAGCCTGCTCTAGCGCGTCATGCGTCACGCTTCGACAGCGCGGACACCAGACGTTCGACGAGCTCGAGCTTGTCCGCGTCCGCGTCCATGGCATCGAGCCCCTCGTCGATGCGCACCCTGATCGGGTTCTGTTCGCGACCGTGAGGCAGGCCAGGCTTCTCCCAGCCGAGCGCCTTGTGGATCTTCGGCACGAGAGCGCTCTGCTTGGCGCCAGGTCGCAGCAGAGCGGTGAGGCTCGGCGGCTTGCAGCCCACGAGGCGCGCGAGCTCGGCGCGGTTGGTCGGTTGCCGGCCGGCTGCCTTGTTCTCGTCCAGCTGGCGCTGCACGTCGTCCTGCCACTTCCTGGTGACGGGGTACGCGGGGCCGGACGGGTGCGGTTTAGCCACAACGTCGCGTAACACGTGCGCCTTTCGAGCTGTTCTAACTCGCTCCTTGACGAGACATTAGAACTCTTCTACATGTGATGCGTGGGGAATGACGTCCGTCTCGTGCAGGATGGTGCGCGACTCGAGCAACTGCGCGTCCGCGTCAAGCTCACGAGACGCCAGGTCGCTGACGCGATTGGGGTCAAGCAACCGACTGTGTGGGCCTGGGAGAAGGGCAAGGCTCGCCCCCGCGCAGACAAGCTCCCTCGCCTGGCTGAGATCCTGCGGTGCTCGGTCGTAGATATCGTCCCAGATCTCCCTCGAGGACGTGCGAGGGCCGCCTGATGGCATCTGCGAAGAATCAGCACGAGCGGACTCCCGTCAACGCTTGTGCCGCCGCCTGCCACTCGATGCCTCGTGTGGCGCTATTGCGCAATGGCGTCCGCGATCGCCTGTGCCTCCGTACTGCGACGCTCGGGCTGCCTCTCGCCGCAGTCCTCGTACTGCCCGTGCTCGACATACAGGCCGGTTTCGATGTTGGTCTGGCACTGCGATGTCACAGTGATGAACTCGCCGTCGATGGTGATGTTCCATCTGAATCGGCGCTTGTCGTCGAGGAATTTGTCCTCCTCCCACGACGTGCTGATGATGCCTGCTTCCTGGTCGGCGGTCTGGATCTCCAGCCCTCGTTCGATCAGCACGCGCTTGGCACGTGCGAACGAGTCGGGCTTCGCAACGGCCTGAGCTGGAGTGAATGGTACGTACTTCCCTCCTGGCTTCACGCAGGCGCACAACATCACGAGCATGACGGCGAACGTCCTCATGCATCTCCTCCGGGGTTGAGCCCGGATCGTACGACTTCACCGGTGGCGCCGCAGGGCTTCTCACCCCTCGACAGCGACTATCCCTGGGGAGCCCGCAGCCATCGCAGAGCCCGCCTGAAGGGACAGGACCGCGCGGCGGCGCGGAGTGGGCACCGCCGGTTTCGCCCTCGCAGCACGTGGCGTGCCTCCTGGAGACGTCCAGGAGCGGCCCAGGTTCGAATCCTGGCGGGGGCTCTTCGGGCTCGCAGGATGCCCGTCAATCGCCGACCGCAGAGTAGCGCGGAGGAGAGCGTCCGCATGTCCGTCGAGCGCTAGCTCGGCGTGCTCTCCGCAGACCTGCCGTCTGGTCCCGGACGGTGGCGAATCCTGCAGGGCCCTTTTCACCCTCTCTCCCTCGGAGACCTCGTGAGCGAACAGCCCGAGTACATCGAGACGTGGAAGTCGATCGCCGCCTTCTTGAAGCGCAGCGAGCGCTGGTGCCGGTACATGGCGCGCCGCGGGCGCCGGCCGCTGCCTGTCTTCCACTACGGCGGCATCATCCGCATGAACCTCGAGGCCTACCGGGGCTGGCTCGAAGAGGAGCAGGCTCAGCCGCTGGGGTGCATGGGCGTGTCGTACACGCGCGCTGGCGCGACGCCTGACCCATCGCCGGGTGCGCGTCGCTGCAGCGCCTGTCGAGAGCCCGGCCACCGCGCGCCGCAGTGCCCACGTCGGCTCTCGGCGGAGGCGCCGTGAGAACCCTCGACACCGAGTCAGATCGGAAGCGCAAGCAGTACGAGCGCCGCCGCTCCGAGGGCAGGTGCGTACGGTGCGTCGAGCTCGCCGTGCCCGGACGGTCTCGCTGCGTGGCGCACCTGGCCCAGGCCACCGAGCAGAACGCGGCCCTGCGCGACCGCCGCGCTGCCGCCGGCCTGTGCACCGCGTGCGAGGCGCCGAGCCCCGGCAAGCGCGTCTGCGACGCCTGTGCGCGCTACCGCCGCGACGAGAAGCGCCGGCGCATGGACGCGGTCCTCGGGAGGTCGCCGTGAGCGCGCTGCTGTTCTGCCCCTTCTGCCGGTTCGGGAACATGGCCGAGGTCACCGACGCCAAGGCGACCGCGGCGGCGCATCACGTGCTGCGCTGCGATCGCTGCCCCTCCGAGATCGAGCGCCCGAATGCCGAGCGCGGCGAGCCGCTCGCGCTCGGGCCGCCACGGCCGCAGCTGACCGCCGAGGAGCGCGTCGAGCTCGCCAAGATCCGCCGCGTCGTCCGCCCGGGCTACGAGGTGCTCGCCAAGATCTTGGACGAGGCCCTCGATCAGGCCCAGAACGGCAAGGGGCACGAGCGCCACGTCGGCGGCGGCGAGACGCGCCGGCCGACCCCGATCGTCACCTTCGCGGAGCAGCGCATGGTGCGCATCTGCGAGGCCCTGGGCAGTTCGCAGCACGCGATCGGCCAGGCCCTGAAGAAGCTCGAGGAGGCGCTGGTGCTGCCGATGCCGGCGCGCCGCCGCGAGCTCCTGGGCGCCATCATCTACGCCGCCGGCGCCGTCCTGGTCGAGGACCGCACGGTCGAGCGCGAGAAGGGCGCGGGCTGATGGCCGGCTCGAACACGACCATCCCGAGCGACCGCTGGGGCGACCCGGCGTTCCGGGTGGTGGCCATCGAGCTCGACCTGGCGTTCCCGGCCGACGCGGTCGGCCGCTACTACCACCTGATCAAGGACTGCGTCGACAAGAAGACCGACGCGCCGACGCGGAAGCGGGTGGAGATGGTCATGGGCGCGGGCGCCGCCGAGGCGCTCATCGCCGCCGAGCTCGCGCAGGACCTGGGCGACGGCCGCGTGCTGCTGCCCGAGGCCTCGCCGCTGGTCGAGAAGTGGGCGCGCTACCTGGTCGACAAGGAAGAGGCCGGCGTGGAGCGTGCGAAGCAGGCCAAGGAGGCCGGCGCTCGCGATGATAATGGCCGCTACAACACGTCCAGCAGACCGCCAGCAGCGAGCGAGCAGAAGGCCAGCAGCGCACCAGCACGAGACCAGCAGAAGCCAGCAAGCGACCAGCTATCTGTATCTGGATCTCTGTCTGTATCTGAATCTAAGCAGAAGCCCCCCAAACCCCCCAAGGGGGGTTCCCCTCGCGCTCGGTCGAAGACGGGCATCACCGAGCTCGACCGCGCGGCCGCCAAGGCCGTTCTCGCCAAGCTCACCGCGAGGACGAAGACCCCGTACCGGGTCAGCGACCAGCACACGGCGCTGATCATCGCGCGCTTCCGCGACGGCCTCGACGAGGTCGATCTCCGCAAGGTCATCGGCTACGCGGCCTCTTCCGCCAAGGAGGGCGGGCTCGGCTGGCAGGAAGACGAGCGCATGCGGCACTTCCTTCGGCCCGAGACGCTGTTCGGGCCGAAGACCATCGAGAAGTACATCGACGCGGCTCGGTCCTGGTTCACGCAGCACGTGGCCGAGGAGCCCGAGCCCTCCCCCGAGTTCACGGCTTGGCGCGCAGCGGAGAGCGCGCCCCTGCTCCAGGTGGTGCGATGAGACCCGAGCGCGCCTTCCCCGACGACTTCCCCACGGTCGACAACCCGCCGGTCCGCGAGGTCACCGGCGAGCTGTCGATGCTGGACGCGGCCACGGTGCGCATGGCGCCGTGCCGGCGTTGCGGGACGCCAACGCCGCTGACCTCGGGCGGGGAGACCGCGCTCGCGACCTGGAGCCGCATCCTGGCGAAACGCGGTGAGGCGCCGCTGGATGCCGCCGAGTGCCTGTTCTGCGACGCCTGCGCCGAGCTGCGCGTGAAGGCGCGCGCCGAGTACTCCGCGCATCAGGACGTGAAGCTGCGGCTGGCCTGCGAGCGCCTGTCGGACCCGGCGACGCCGACGCACGTGCTCGGCGAGAACGAGGCCTTCGTCCGCAAGGTCGCCAACTTCGGCAACGACATCGTCAAGCACTACGCCGAGGTGCGCCGCAAGGCCTCCTCGAGGGGCAAGGGCATCTGATGAACAGCCTGAAGGCCATCGCCTGGGCGCTGCTGGTGGTCGTCATCGCCAGCCTGTGCGTCCGCGACTGCATCAACGCTCGCGACTGCGAGCGACTCGGTGGCGCCTGGGTCCGCGCCACCTGCGTCGAGACGTTCCACCGAGACCCGAGGAGCGCACGATGAGACATCGCATCAGGGACATCACCAACGCGGTGATCGAGGTGGGCGCCGAGCTCGCCTGGGACCTGCTCTGGCGCCATGTAGCGCGCCGCACCGGCCACACCGCCCTCGAGGCAGAGGTGCGCATGGACGTCTCGCTGCTCAACGAGCGCGTCGATCGGCTCGAACGGCACATCAGCCAGGCCGAGCTGCGGCCGCGCGCGAGGCGAGCGTGATCGAGTGGTACGGCATGTGGGCGGCGGCTGCCGTGCTCGCGCTGCTGATCGGCATGGGGGTCGCCCACGCCCACGAGGTGCACGCCAAGGCGCGCAGCCGCGTGCTCATCCCGGCGGCCAACTGGGTTCGCCGCTGGCGCCGCCGCAGGGCCATCGAGCGCGAGCTCGTGCGCATCTCCATCCGGGACGCCCAGCGTCGCGACGCCCTCGAGCCCCATGACCGCTCGCCTCTGCCGTACCGCCGCGGATGGAAGCGGGGAGGCCGCTGATGCCGCGCGGTGATGGCACCGGAGTATTCCTGGCCACGGCCGAAGGCATGAAGCAGAGGCGCGCCGCCGCGAAGGAGCGCGGCTGCTGCTCGGTGTGCTGCTGGCGGCGGCCCCGCCCGGGTCTGCTGACCTGCGAGGTGTGCGGCACGCGAAGGCCGTCCTCTCGTCTCCAGCGGTTGCGCGCGATGCAGGCGCTCATCGACGCTGTCGACCGCGCGAGCAGGGACGAGGGAAACGAGCCGACCGAGACCGTGGAGAGCGCGGCGATCCGGCTCGCCATGCTGCACGGCTGGAGACCGCGATGAAGCACGGCACCCCACTGCGCCGCCGCAAGCCGATGTCGCAGCGGTCCGACTCGGCGTACCGCCGACGCGAGCGCGACGTCGCCTACATGGTCTGGGTGAAGCGCCAGCCCTGCTGCGCTGCTGCGCTGGGAGGCTGCCAAGGCGCGGTCGAGGCCGACCACGCCGGCACGCGCGCGATGGGCCGCAAGGCGAGCGACGACACGTGCATCCCGCTCTGCCAGCACCACCACACTCAGCGCCACGCCTTCCACGGCCCGTTCAAGGCATGGGACCGCGAGACGATGCGGTCCTGGCTCGACTACCAGATCGGCCACCACCAGGGTCTGTTCACGCTGCGGAGAAACGCATGAGGGTGCTGGCCTTCCGCTACCTGAAGGTCGGCAACACGCTCGTGGCCGGCCTGACCCACGACGTCGAGGTCACAGAGACCGAGTTCGTGGCGAAGTGCGGCCGGCGCTGGGGGCGCAAGGAGCCTGGCGGCCTGCTGCCGTACGCGGCCGTCGGCTGCAAGGACTGCAAGGAGCCGCCGGCGTGATGGTCGCGGCCCTCTACGTCGCCACCGGCGGCTGTTACTTCGGGCTGCCCGACGTCGACCCGTGGGACGCCGAGCGCGATGCGCGCCTCTACGCCGGGCCGCATCCCGTGGTGGCGCACCCGCCGTGCGCGACCTGGGGCGTGTTCGCGCGCCAAGGGAAGACGCTCCGCGGTCTCGGTGAGGACGACGGTTGCTTCGCGAGCGCGCTCGCCAGCGTGCGGAAGTGGGGAGGGGTGCTTGAGCATCCAGCCCATTCGTCGGCCTGGCATGCGCACGGTCTCGTGCAGCCTCTCATGGCAGGCGGCTGGTACGTCGCCGGCGATGGCATCGGCTGGACGTGCACCGTCGAGCAAGGCTGGTACGGGCACGAGGCGCCGAAGCCGACATGGCTCTACGCGTGTGGAGTCGAGCTGCCATCGCTGCGATGGGGCCATCGCCGCATGGTCTCGAACTTCAACAACCTCTCGTCGCGGAAGCGTGCGGCGACGCCACTGCCATTCAGGGACGTGCTGCTGTCCATCGCGCGATCGGCGCGCAGAGAGGCGGCGGCATGACCCAGCTCTCCCTCATGTCGACCCGGCAGACGCCGAGGACCAGGGGGGCGTGCGAGGGAGGCGAGAGGCCCTGCAGGTGGAAGGCATGTCGCTACCACCTGTGGGGAGAGGACGAGAGGCCTGGGCGTCCATGGGATGGGAAGCGCCCGCACACGCTCGTGGTGGCCCACCACGAGGAGACGTGCGCCCTCGACCTGGCTGACCGTGGTGGCATGAGCAGGGCTGAGGTGGGTGAGGTGATGGGGCTGGGCTACGAGCGCGTGCGCCAGCTCGAGCTGCGCGCGCTGGAGAAGCTCAGGGCAGGGGGCGTGGACCTGCGCGAGCTCGTGGAGCAGGGCGAGCCTGCGAACGAGCAGCGTGCCCGCCAGCGGCCGCGCGTGCGGCTGCCCGTGGTCGACCAGGCCCAGGGCAAGCTGCCGTTGTAGGGCAGCCCAGCGCTGCCCTGTCCTATGTCGGCGGCGCCGCGGATCTACGCGCGCGCCGTGTGGCAATGCGTGGCAATCGAGCATTGCAGTGCTCGTGCCATGCGTGCACCCCCACGGGTGTCAGATCCGACGCGTCGCGGAGTCCTGTCGCACGCCACCTTGCCCGATTTTTTTCCAATTCCCGAAAAACACTCGGGATTTCGCGATGGAACCGTCTGAAATCACTGTGGTTCCTGTAGCGGGCGATGGGCACTGTGGGCTGGCCATGACGAACAACCGACTCGCGATCGCCCTCCTGCTCTCCACCCTCCTCGTCGCCTGCGCCGGCGACACGGACGACCCGCCGGGCACCCCGGACGGCGGCGGCGACCCGAGCGCCGAGCTCGCCGCCGCGCGCGCGGCGTGCCGCTCGAGCTGCGACGCGATCGCGGCGGCCGCCGACTGCCCATCCGGCGCGGCCGCGGCGCAGGCCGAGGAGTGCCGCGCGACCTGCGCGCACCAGCTCGAGGGCACCGCCCGCTGCGCGCCGGCCGGCGAGGCGCTGTGGCGCTGCCTCGAGGCGGTGGACTGGGCGTGCCCGCGCGGCGCGACCACGGCCTCGCCAGTGGGCGCCGCGTGCACCGCTGAGGCCGAGGGCCTGCGCACCTGCATCCTGGGGAACCCGTGACGCTGGTGCTCCTGCTGCGCGTCCTCCGCGCCGGCGCCGACCGCGCCGAGCGCGACCTGGTCGTCACCGCCTACGTCGCGCACGCCGCCGCGCGCCGCGCGCGCTCGGAGGCGTCCTGATGTCGGGGCCGCATGCCAGGCTCGCTGCCCGCATGTCGTGCTGCGACGAGGCTCGAGCGCGGGGGCTGAAGAAGTGCGGCGCCTGCCACGCGTGCCTCCTCTCCCCCATGGAGCGCTTCAGGCAGAGCTACGAGGCGTGCCCGGAGACGGGGTGCTGGGTCTGGACCCGATCCCTGGACTCGAGCGGGTACGGTCGCATCCGCGCCGGCGGCCGCCTGGTGTCGGCGCACCGCTTCGCGTTCGAGCAGCTGCGGACGGGCATCCCGAAAGGCGCGCAGCTGGATCACCTCTGCCGCAACCGCGCATGTTGCAACCCGGACCACCTGGAGGTCGTGACGTCCCGCGAGAACTCGATGAGATCTACGATCTCGCAGGCCTTCCTCAACGCGACGAAGCTGCTCTGCAAGAACGGTCACCCTCTCGATGGGCGGCAGAGGAGCGGGCGCCGGTGCCGAGTCTGCGACGCAGCGGCGAAGCGTCGGTACAAGGAGCGCGCACGTGCCGCTCGCTGACTACGTCGGCGCGCGCGGGCGCCTCTCCCCTGAGCGAGGACTCTGCCTTGGGCGCGGCTGGGGATGGATGCCGAAGGTCGACGGCTGCTACCTGCGCGCGACCACCGATCGCGCCGGCCGCATCGTGCGGCTGCTGAGCAGGGCTGGCCGCGAGGTCGCCTCTGACCTGGTCGGCGTTGCGACTGGGCTCCCCGATGCGGTGCTGCATGGAGAGGGTGACATGCACACCGAGGCCGGCGCGCGCGCCGCCGCCGCGCGCGGCTGGGCCTGCCTCCACCTCTTCGACGTGACGCGCGTGCGCGGGCGCTGGCTCGGCGCGGAGCCGTACCGCGATCGCTACGCCCGGCTGCACGCCTACCAGGCCGAGGCTGAGCTCGGCGGGCGCGCCGACTGGTGGACGGTCGACGCCCAGGGCGACGCCCACGACGCGGCCGGCCGCTACTGCCGGCCGGTGCCGCGCGACCTCCGGCGGTGCCCGGTGGTGGCGATGGTGCGCACGGCGGCGCAGGCCGAGCAGCTCTGGCGCGAGCACGTCGAGCTCGGCGGCGGCGAGGGACTGGTCGCGGTCCGCCTCGACGCGCCCCCCCTCGCGCGCGGCGCCAAGCGGAAGATCAAGGCGACCGACACGATCGACGCCACCGTGGTCGCCGCCGGCGGCGGCGCCGCGGTGCTGGCATGGGGCGGCGGCACCTTCGCGGTCAGCGCGCGCGGCCGCTGGGCGGCGCTGCGCCCGGGCGTGGTGGTCGAGGTGGTGGCCGACGGGTTCTACGAGGCCGGCGCGACGCCGCGGTTCGCGCGGATCAAGCGCCTGCGCCCTGACCTGACCGCGTAGCCGCGGCGGCGTCGCAGGCCATCCGGATCCACTCCGACAGGTCGACGCCGGCGGCGCGCGCAGCCTCTTCCCAGAGGGCCCGCTCCTGCTCGGACGCGCGGACGGTCACGTTGCGGGCCGCATCCCCGCCACGGCGGGGGCGGCCCATCTTCCTGGGCCCGTCCTCCATCAGGCGACCGTGAGCTGCGAGGCGAAGAAGAACTCGTTGCCCCGGCCGTCCTGGCGGACCCGGACGTCCTGGCGTCCGTGGGTGGCCATGATGTCGGCAGCGGAGGCGCGGGCGCGGCAGCCGTCGGGCAGGGTGACCTGGACGTAGCCGTAGGTGCCGGCGCGCTCGGCGGCGGCGCGGAGGGTCTGGAGCTTGGCGGCGGTGGTCGTCGTGTTCTTCATGAACCCAGACTAGACTTTCGCCCTGCGAAAGTCAACGCCGAAATTCTGGTCCTCACGCTTTCGCCGGAACCCTGCGGAACCTCACAGGCCCAGGATCGTCGTGACCGCGCGCGACGCGCGCAGCGCGTCCTTGAGGGCGCCGAACTGGGCGTTCTTGGCCAGGCGCTGCAGACGCCGGTTGTTGTTGAAGGCCTTGCCCGGGAGCGTGCCGAGCAGCTGCGAGGTTGCCTCGCCCATGGCGGCCCGGACGTCCGGGTGCTTGAGCAGCTCCCGCGCGTTGCCGAGCTCGGGCACCAGCTGTTGCAGGCGGGCGATCGCGTCGAGCAGCGCGGCGCGGCCGCCGCGGAAGGTGACCGGGTCGAAGCGGTTGGCCGGCACGTTGACCACCCACTCGTTGCCCTTGGTCGGCCGCACGATGAGGCCCGCTGCGAAGCGGCCCGAGTCGTTCCAGAAGCGGCTCGTCTGCCCGGGCTCCATGCCGCCCAGCCGCTTGGAGTTGGAGCGCTTGTCGGGAGCGGCGGGGCCGAGCGCGATTACGCTCGCGGCCTGCGGGATGGGCGCGGCGCCGTAGCGCCGGCGCGCCCATGGCTCGCCGCGGCTGAAGGCGTCGCGCGCGCGCTGGCGCGCCGCGATGGTCGCCGGCGAGACGGTCTCGCCGATGTCGCGGACCTTCGTCCGGATCACCTCGGCGATCGCCTCGGCCACCGGCTGGCCCATGGCCTTGGGGTCGAAGACCAGCGTGATCGGCGCCGCCGTGATGGACACCGTGAAGCGCGAGCTCGTGCCGCGGCTCGTGGTGCGGAGGCGCTCGGTCACCCCGAAGTCGTTGAGCTTGACGGTCTGCTGCTTGATGCGACTGCCGACGCCGACGGGCATGCCTAACGTTTGGACCACCGTCGGGGCGTCCACAAAGGTGACCCGGTGTTCGTCTGGGTCCCCGAGAAGGACGGCGTGCGCTGCATGCGGCACGACATGCGCTTCGCGAAGGGCGGCGCGTGCCCGGCCTGCTTCAGCGATCCGCCGCCTGCAGAGGCGGATGAGGAGCGGTCGCCGCACGATCGCGCCGCGACCTCCGACCTGCCCGCCACGCATGACCACGAGCGCGCCTTCATCCGCATGGCCGAGCTCGCGGAGGATTGGGCGATCGCCGAGGAGGCGGCCGCGGCACGATGGGTCCCCGACCCCGGCGGCGACGAGGACAGCGGATCGATGAAGGAGGGGCCGTCGCGGTCGATTGCAGCGAAGCTGCTCGACACGGCGATCAAGGCCCGCCGCGCGGCGCACGCCTGCGCGCGCCAGCGCGAGGACTGGGAGAATACCGAACGCGTCGAGAAGTCGGCGCGGGCCCTCGGGGTCCGCCATTGAGCCTGCGCCGTATCGCATGGCTCACGCTCGCCGCGGTCGTCGCGCTGGTTGCGCTCGGAGACGCGGTGTTCGGTAACGTCACCTGGCGCCGCCGCAAGGCGGAGCGCGCGCTGCAGGACATCGTTCACAGCCACGCGCGCTTCATCGACTTCGGCGTGACGATCAAGGTCGTCAAGCACGACCCCGCCGGCGAGCAGCTGATCAGGGGGAAGCCTCCTCTCGTCGTGCTCCGCACGTACCAGCGCGGCGGCATGGTCGACACGAAGGCGAACCCGGCGCGGTTCGTCGGGCCGTCGCGCGATCCGAAGGTCTGGTACTGCAGCGAGGACCAGGAGCCGCTCGTCCTGCACGGGCCCGACATGCCGATGGGCCTGCTGGTCTACGGCTCCGAGGGCGCGGGCAAAACGACGTGTCTCGCGATGTGGCACTTCCTCCGCGTACTCGAGCGCATCGGCGAGGGGCGCGAGGGCGGGCAGACGGCGCCGACGGACAAGCGCATCGAGATGGTTCGCCGCGAGATGGTCAAGCTCTACCGGCCGGCGTGGTACCGCTACCGGAAGAGCGAGAAGGTCTTCTACTTCGCCGACGGCACCGAGGAGACGTGCACGCGGATCCGCCTGCTGTCGACGCACCAGCAGAGCGAAGCGGCCGGCTCGCGCGTGCAGGGCTACTCGTGGTCCTGGTGTGGTCGCGACGAGGGCCAGGACCAGATCGAGGCACACGAGGACATCGAGTCACGTGGTCGCGAGTCGGAGAACGGCTACTACCCGCAGCTCATCACCGCCACCGCGAAGGACAACCCGACGTGGCGCTCGTTCCGCGACCGCCTGCTGTCGACCGCAGTCGACGGCCACCTGCGCTGGAAGAAGTACACGCTGCTCGCGCGGCGCACGCCCTTCGTGTGGCCGTCGTTCTGGGATGACAAACGCGCGTCGATGTCGGAGCGCGAGTACCGCCGCCGCATCCTCGCCGAGGACGTCGGCCCCGAGCGCATGACCTACCCGGCGTGGAACCGCGAGGTCAACCTGCGCCAGCTTCCGGCCGGCGCGCGCGACATCACCGCGCTGGTGATCCGCAAGAAGACCGGCACCTCGCTGCGCACGATGCTCGGCGGCCACGACCCCGGTGCGTTGAAGGACGTGACCGAGATGCTCCGCTGCTACGAGGTCGTCGTCGGCGAGGGCAAGAAGCGACGGACCGAGATGTGGTGGTTCGTCGTCGACGAATTGACCACCGAGAAGACGACAGCCGAGCAGCATGCGCGCGCTCTCATCGGACACGTGCAGAAGAAGTGGGGGCTCAACAAGCGTCCCGACCTCGAGCAGATCCACGTGCGCGCCGACCCGTACGGCAAGTCGAAGGACAAGCCGGACAAGGACGTCTACCGGATCTTCAAGCGCGAGGGCATCGACATCATGGCCGCCGAGTACTCGAAGAGTGGCACCGGCAACGGACAGATCCGCCTCGACGCACGCATCGAGATGCTGAACCGGCTGTTCTGCGACGCCGGCGGCAACAGCCGTCTCTTCGTGCTCTGCGACGAGCGGCGGCAGCCGGTGGCGCCGAAGCTCGTCGACGCGATCGAGAGCGCTGAGCGCGACGAGCTCGGTCGCGCCGACACCGATCGCAAGGACGATACCGACGTCTCGCACTGGCCGGCCGGCCTCTCCTACGCGCTGTGGCCGTTCGAGAAGGAGGCCGCGGTCGCGCTGCGCGAGGACATCCAACGGGAGATCAACTGATGGGGCTCATGAAGGACCTCGGCCTCGCCGAGTGGAAGTCCGTCGGCGACTACCTCCGCAAGAACTACCAGGACGACCCCGATGAGCAGGCGCGCCGCGCGCACTGCGCTCGGCTCGCGCGCCTCTACGCGAACCGCAGCGAGCGTGACCTCAACGTGCTCGTCGAGGCCGCCTTCAAGAACGAGGTCAACCAGGACCTGCGCAAGGCGCTCGTGAAGTGGGCGAAGTGGAACAACGTCACCGCGCGCATCATCAACGAGAAGGCGACCGTCTACGCCGAGCCGGCGGTGCGGCATGTCGCCAACGGCGACGACGTGTACCAGCAGTTCCTCGACCTGGTGCCGATGGACGAGACGATGCGCGAGGTCGACGCGAAGCTGGCGCTCTTCGAGGATGTCTGGGTCCAGTACCGCGTGCGCCAGGTCGACGACGAGGAGCGCGAGCCGCTGCTCGACGTCATCGACCCGGCGTGCTTCTGGGCGGTGCACGCTCCGACGGATCGGACGCGGATGATCGCGGTCATCATCGACCAGAAGCCGGACGCATCCGCGCCGGACACGGCGCCGCACTACCGCGTCTGGACCGACGACGAGACCTTCACGATGGACGCCTCGTTCCGCGTGATCTCGACGAGCGTCGAGGCGTGGCCGATGGGCAAGATGCCAGGCCTGCTCGTGTCGATGGTGCCGCCGAACGCCAAGCAGCGCCTGCTGGCGCAGGAGCCGAGCGCCGACCTCGCGGCAGCGCACGACTCGGTGAGCTTCCAGAACCTGCTCCTGCTGAAGGAGTCGAAGTCGGCCAACCGCCAGAACTACCTCACCGGCGACGTCTCGCGCGCCGTGATGGGGCAGGTATCGGACACCGAGCGCGATGTCGTGCTGCCCGAGGGCGTGGTGCCGACGACCGTCGACCGCGGCATGGACCTTGAGCAGTTCCGAGAGAACGCCCGCGAGATCTTCGAGGCCGCCGGCGCCAACCACGGCCTGCCGCCTTCTGTGCTGCACCACGCCGACGCGACCTCGGGCGCCGAGGTCGAGCTCCGGCGCATCCCGCTGCGCGAGCTCCGCCGCAAGCGCATCCCGGTGCTTCGGCGCGCCGAGCGGCGCATCGCCCAGATCCAGTCGATGGTGAACGCGAAGGACCTCCCCGCCTTCGCCTTCTCGGCGGAGGGCTTCACCGTCGACTTCGGCGAGGTGCAGGGGATCCTCACCGAGCAGGAGAAGGACGCCGTCTTCGAGAAGCGGCGGCAGCTGCTGCTCACCGACACGGTCGAGGAGGAGATGCGCCGCAACCCCGACATCCGCACGGCCAGGGAAGCGGTCGAGCGCATCGCCGAGCGCGTGAAGAACGAGGTGCTGCGCGTGCGGCTCACGCAGCAGCTGACCAGGCTCAACGGCGGCACGAGCTCGCAGCCGGGCGACGCGACGCCGCAGGACAACGGCGCCAACGGCCGCGCCGCGGCGCGGGGGCTGCCCGCCGGCGACGACGGCGCGCAGCCGTAACGTTTGGGAGCCGAGCGCGGCTCCTGTACGACCGATTTCGTGGCGCGCGGCTCGAGCTGCCCGCGCCGCGCACGCGACGCCGGCGGGAACGGCGGAAGGCTCACGCGACGCGGGCGACACCGCGGTGACAGGGTGACGATGCGACTCAAGGGCAGCGCGATCACGACGAGAGGTGCGGGCTCCGCACGCGCGACCATCTTCGGCCTCGGCCGTTCCTTCGCTCGCTTCGAGGAAGAGAAGGAGACCGGCGGCAGCGGTGGCGGCGCAGGCGGGGAGACGCAGCAGCAGACCGGGACCCAGACGGCGAACAGCGGCGGCTCGCAGGAGCGCCTCTACACCGCCGCCGAGGTCGCGGGCATCGTCCAGGATCGGCTGAACCGCGAGAAGCGGAAGCCGCCCGAGCCCGAGAAGAAGACCAGCACCACGAAGGCGGAGACGAGCTCCGATCCGACATGGGTCTTCGACCTGCAGGACGCCATCGACGCTCACACCGAGGAGCGCGCGGTGAAGGTCCCGTTGGGCCTGAAGAAGCGCATGCGGGCGGCGTTCGCGGCCGAGAGGCCGAGTGACCCCAACGCCTGGGTCGGAGCGTGGCTGGACGACGTCGGGCTGGTGAAGACCACCACGAGCACCACTTCCACCACCGGCAAGGCCGCAACCGAGACGAAGACGACGACCGAGACCCCGCAGGCCAACGGCAAGCCCATCTCCGACAAGGGGACCGCGACCGTGACCGCACGAGACGTCGACGAGATCACGAATCCCAACGACCTCACGACGGTCGACATCGAGCGGATCCACGCCAAGCACGGCGAGGACAAGGGCAACAAGCTCATCACCGACATGGTGATGAAGTGGGCAGCGGGCGTGAAGTTCGTCCCCGATCGAGGTGGGCCGCGGAGATAGACCACCATGGCGAACGAGACCACCACCACCACGCTCACCGAGACCATCTACGGTGAGTGGATCAACCCCATGTTCCAGGGGTACGCGAAGAACTACGCGAACCCGTCGCAGTTCTTCCTGCCCCTGCAGTCGCAGAACGGCTCGGCGACGATCAGCCAGCCGCGCCTCGACTCCAACCAGGGCACGCCCAACGACGACGGCGCCGGCGTCGACACCGAGTACAACGCGACTGAGGCCACCGACCTGAGCAACACTGCTCTGTCGACCTCGGACAGCACGTTCTCGGCGTCCGAGTACGGCCTGATGCGGACCATCACCGACACCTCCCTCGAGGACTCGGTGTCGGGCGCGGCGCTCATCTCGACGATCCTCAGCGATGCGGCTTCGATCCTGATGACCGCGGCCAACGACGACGGCTGCGCTCTCTTCGCGGGCCTGTCCAACTCGTCGGGCTCGACCGGTGTCGACCTGTCGATCGCCAACGTCGACGACGCGCTGTACGCGCTCGCCGAGCGCAGCATCCTCGGCTCGATGGTCGGTGTGCTCGACAACCAGCAGATGCGCGACTTCTTCGCCGCGCTGCAGGCGACCGGCACCTCGATGGCGGTCTACGCCGGCGCGGCTGACCGCATGATGGCTGCCTCGTTCGAGGGCAGCCAGGGCCGCAACGAGGCGGGCGAGACCCTGCGCTACAAGAACGTGCTGTTCCACCGGTCGGGACTCACCGACACCGCGAACGCCGCCGCGGACGTCGTGGGTGCGATCTTCCTCGACGGGCGCGACCCGGCGAACTTCGATCTCTGCACCTTCGGCCAGGCGAGCAAGCGGCCGTTCCGTGCGGAGACGCAGCGCGATGCCTCGCTGCGCGCCACCGAGATCGTCTGCACCATGCGCTGGGGCTGCGGCGAGCTCCAGGACGGCAGCGGACAGAAGCTGGTCACGGACGCCTGATCGGCGCCATCGCCGCGGGGCGCGCGAGCGCCCCGTGCACACCCTTTCCAGGAGCGATCGTGGGGAATCTCAGCAAGAGCGTCATCTTCGACGCGGCCAGGAACAAGCCTCGGCAGTTCGTCACGAAGGTGGGACTCGAGCGGCGGACCGAGCGCGCGCCGAACGGAATCGTCGAGCGCTGGGTGGACGGGCAGGGCAACGTCGTCTTCGCCCAGCTCGTGCAGCCGGCGTCGGTCCGGCAGGGTCCCGAGCACGTCGACGCCGCGCGCGCGAAGCTGCTGCGCAAGGGCTGGGTCTCCTACACCCGCTGCCCACTCACCGCGGGTGCTCTCAAGCGCAGCGACTTCCCCGAGGACAAGCCCGAACTGCGCGAGTACTGCGAGGACGGGACGTACGGCAAGGACAATCCGTGCCCGCACGTCCGGTACGTCATCAAGTTCCGGCAGGACGAGCAGTCGGCGAAGATGCGCCAACTCGAAGATCAGTTCTTCGCCGAGAAGCGAGCGAAGGAAGCCATCGAGCGCGAGAAGATCGCGGCCACCGATCGCCTCCACGATCGCATCGGCCAGGTGCTCGAGCGCGTCGCGGAGACGCCGCCGCCGAAGCGCGGCAGGGACGGCGGGTGAGCGCCGATCCGCCAAAGCTGCCTCCGCTGGTCATCAAGGATGCGATGGTCCAGCGCGAGGTCGAGCACCAGCGCCAGACCGGCCAGCAGGTCTCGGCGGCGGACGCTGAGCGGTACGCGGTCGCGCAGCTCGAGCGCGCCGCCGCGCGCAACGCGGACGTCCGGCTGGCGGCGCTGACCCGCCGCCAGCGCAAGCAGCGCCGATCCAACCAGACCATCGCCGAGCAGCAGGCAAAGCACGCCGGGTACCGGTTCGTCCAGCGCGATGCCGCGGCGCCGGCACCGGCGGCCAGGCCCAAGTTCGTCTCGCAGTGCGCCTGCGGCGGGTGCATCCAGTGCAAGCGCGAGCGCCGCGTGAAGGAGATCATGCGGCTCGGCCTCGCCGGAGACGCCCGCCTGCAGCTCCTGGCCTGGGAGATCGTGATGGTCGGGATGCGCGCTCGCGCGCAGGCCGGCGACTTCAAGGACATCGCGCTCGGTCTCGATCGAGCGCGCATGGTGACGCGCGAGATCGAGGACATCAACGACCGCAGCGTGCCGGTCATGGGGCAGTGGCGATGAACGGCGCGATCGACATCGCCTTCGGCGTCACCGGGCAGGTGCTCTTCTTCGACGCCCCGGAGGGGCGACCGTCCGCGGTGACGTCGGTCGCCACGTTCGACAACGCGAACGCCGACACGTCGTCGGACGCCGGAGCGGTGTCGGGCTCGACGCCGTCTGTCGAGTCGAGCCCGATCACCACCACGAGCGGTGCGGCCGGCCTCGGGCAGACGGATCGCCGCGCCATCCCGCTCACGTCGGCCGCCGGCGTCTCCGTAGGCCGACGGTACCTGCTCGCGAGCTCGACCGGTGAGAGCGAGTGGGTCGAGGTGGTGGCTGTCTCGGGCAGTACGGTGACCGTCAAGCACCCCCTGCACAACGCCTACCCGAGCGGGTCGACCTTCGTGTCCACGCGCATGTCGGTTTCGATCAACAGCACCTGGGTGGCGGACCAGGCCAAGCTCTCGGAGCAGGAAGACGGCAACCCGCAATACAGGGTGCGATGGGTGTACACGATCGGCTTCTCGACGTACGTCCACGACACTTACTTCGACCTCGTGCGGTACCCCGGCACGAGCAGCCTGCAGCCGCAGGACATCGACCGCATGGTCCCGGGCTGGATGGATCGCCTGCCGCAGGACCACCGCCAGGACCAGGGCCGCGGGCTCATCGCGGACGCCCACCGAGCCGTCCGCCTGGACCTGCTCGCGATCGGACGCGGCGACGAGATGGTCGCCAACTCCGAGGTCTTCGACGAGCTCGTCCGCTACAAGGTCATCGAGCTCGGCGAGTGGGGGCGCCTCCTGGCGTCCGCCCCCGGCACCGACAACCAGAAGTACCTGACGGCCCGCGAGGGCTACACCACGCGGTTCGATACCCTGGTCCGCATCACCGCCAAGGTCCCGATGCGCGACTCCGGCGGCGCCGCCGCGCCGCGCCCAGCGCTCCCCCTCACGCAGAGGTGACCGCCATGATCCCGTCGAAGTCGAAGCTCCCCATCGCCCTCGTGCTCGTCGCCGCCCTGGCGGGCATCCTCTACCAGATCGCTGCGCCGACGCCGTCGGCGCTCGCTGCGGTCGGCGACGTCACGAGCGTCAACGGCGGCGAGGCCAAGGCGATCGAGCTCCTGGCCGCGACGACCGCTACCAACAGCCCGCCGAGCGGCGGCAGCGCCGGCCTGTCGACCAACGACCTGCGCCAGTTCGGCAAGCTGCCGGACCGGGCGGTGCTCGCGCTGGCGTCGACCGCGGGCTCCGGCACGATGACGGTGACCTGCCGGCTGTGGGGGCACCTGCCGACCGCGAGCGGCATCTGGGTCCCGCTCGGCCCCGGCGCCGACACCACCAAGGGCCAGATCAACAGCGTGGCCGCGATCGGCGAGACCGGCACCGACACGATCCGGCACAGCGAGGTGATCGAGAACCTCGCGCTCTTCGACCGCCTCTACCTCGAGGTCACCGCGATCGGCGGCACCTCGACCTCGGTCACCGCCTGGCTGGTGGTGCGGCAGGGGCTGTGACCACCAGCGCCGCCGCCATCCGCGACCTGTGCCTCACCGCGATCGAGGCGCTGACCCCGCGCAGCCTGTCGACCGATCGCTTCGAGCGCTACCGCGAGGACCGGACGCAGGAGACGACGTTCGAGCAGTACATGCAGTCGAACCCTGACCAGTACCGGCGCTTCACGGTGCGCGACGTCGGCACGCGCGATCCTGGGCTGGTCCTGGGCGGCGACTACCAGGAGGAGCGCGTAACGTTTGAGGTCGTCGTCGGCTACCCGATATCGAACCGGTACGGGACCGATGCGGGACGAGACCTCGACGACGTCGTCGAAGAAGACCAGCGCCAGATCGAGTGGGCCATCGGCCCATACGGACCGGTCGCCTTCGGCACCGACGCGACCCCTCTCTATGCACGCGGCACTCCGTCCTGGGATCGCAAAGAGATGGGCAGTGTGCTGCTGCTGATCGGGCAGATCGGGTTCCAGTTCTGGCGAAGCACGCCGTGACGTCGCTCGCCTCGGAGGCATCATGAGCAAGGCCGCAGCGCTCCAGAGCGCACTCTACGATCTCGAGAGCGCGTCCATCTTCGGCGAGGACATCACGCCGACGATCCGCATGATGCTCGTCGACCGCGTCGACCTCTCGAGCCTGAGCCACGAGAAGCTCGAGCCGAACCGGACGACCCAGCTGCTGCACGACGGAACCCCGCACATCACGGGTCCGCAGGGCGGCACGGTGACGACGAAGCACTACCTGACCGGGCACGGCTCGGCGACGTCGGGCGCGACCGCGCTGACCTCGCTGGCGACCCTGCTGCTCAACGTCTTCGGCGCCGCGGCAGCATCGGCGGCGAGCGGCACCACCTTCACGGGCGGCACCGCCACGGCGCCGACCACGACCGCGAGCGGAACCTTCATTGCCGGCTCCCTGTGCCGCGCCGGCGTCAAGGGCGACGGCCGGGCCGACGGCCAGTGGGCGGCCATCTCGTCGCACGCCGCCACCACGCTCAACCTGCTCACCGGGCTGCCCGCCGCGCCGAACAACGGCGACGTCCTCCACAGCGCCGAGACCATCAACGTGCTCGAACTGCCAGCGTCGCTGGGGGCGATTCGCGGCATCACCTGGCGCTTCCAGACGGCCAACCTGCAGTACGACTGCCACGGCTGCTACGCGCAGTCGGCGCGCTTCACGGTCCCCGTCAACGGCGGCCTGCCGTTTGTCGAGATCACCTGGGGCGTGGCCTGGTGGGAGCCGGTCGCCGGAACCTTCCCGACCGCGACCTCGGGCGAGCTCTTCCAGCCGGGCCCGTCCGGCCCCGGCGGCTCGTTCTTCCTGAACGCCGTCGGCACCGCGACGCGCGCGGTCCGCACCATCACGTCCTTCTCGATCAACGTGAACCTGAACACGAAGCCGATCATGGCGCCGGGCGGCATCACCAACTACCAGGCGATCGTCGGCGCGCGCCGCGCGAAGCCGGACATCACCGTCGAGTGGGAAGAGGAGTCGCCGGCGGCCTCGACCACGCCGCAGTCCGACACGGACTGGGACACCCAGTACCACGCGCTGCTCAGCTGCTGCGTGGCGCCGGGCTCCGCGCTCGCCTTCTACTTCCCGCGCCTCTGCCCGATGGGCCCGAAGCCGGTGCAGGGCGTGACCGACGACCTCAACCGGCAGCCGCGCCGGTACGCCGCGTACAGCGGCAACACCCAGACCACCGACCTCACCGCCTCGGCGATGCGCATCGGCCTCGCCTAAGGAGACTCCGGCTTGATTCACCTGAACCCCAGCCTGCAGAACACCTTCGGCGTCGTCTGGTCGGGCGACGAGGCGCTGAAGCGCCCCCTCTTCTTCGGAGATCCGACCGAGGAGCAGAAGCGCGAGCTCGCCGAGTGGGAGAAGCGCCTCGACATCGCGCGCGAGCGCGGCGTGTACGACGGCGACGTCGTGCACGCCGGGATGAGCCCGACCATCTTCCGCATGGCCCCGCTGGGGCGCACCGCGCGAGACGCGGTTCTCGACGCGGTGCGGTCGGGCAAGGTCGGCTTCAACACCTCGCTCACGCTGGCCTTCCGCCTCTCGATCCGTGGCATCGATGGGATCGGACTCGGCGCCGAGAGCTTCAAGCTGGCGGTCGAGAAGGAGCCGATCACCGGCCTGCTCGCCATGACCCGAGAGCAGGTAGACCAGGTCGACGCGGCGGCGCCCGGCGTCGTCGCCGAGCTCGGCCTGTACGTGCTCGACCGTACGGCGGTGCCACCGGGAAAGTGATCGAGGGGGCCCGTCTCCTCCCCTGGCTTCAAGAGGCGGTGCGACGCGAACCGGCGGCGTACAGGCACTTCGCGGACTGCAACCACTGCAAGGAGACGATGACGGTGGAGAACCGCCGCACCCTGGGCTGCGGGTTCCTGACCGGTCCCGTCGGCGCGCCGGCCGGGAAGCCGGAGGGCTACGACGGCCCGCAGCTGACCGTGTGCATCGGGTACAGCACCTCGCTCCCCGAGGTGATCGAGGCCTCGCGCGCTCGGTGGTGGGCGGAGAAGGGCCAACTCACCGTGTGGTGCGACGGTGATCTGCCGACCCCAGGCTTGCGCCTCGTCATCGAGGAGATGGATGGCCAGGCCAACGCGGCAGTGTCGCACTCCATGAAGGAGAGCCGGAAGCAAGGTGCCTCATGAGCGTCGACGACAAGATCGTAGCGAAGTACGAGGCGGACGTCTCGCAGTACCAGCGGCAGCTCGAGCAGCTGCGTGCGAGCCAGAACGCCTTCGCCGCCGAGGTCGTGAAGGGGCTCGAGAGCCAGAACAAACAGCTCGAGCAGACCATCAGCAAGTGGGCCGGCATCGCGGCCGGCATCGCGGGTGCCGTCGCGTCGATCAAGTTCGCGGCCAGCGCGTGGCACGCCTACGTCGAGCGCGCCAACGCCGAGGCAGCGACGTACGGCGTCTCGCTCGAGAAGTTGCGCGCCGCCTCTGCTGGCCTGAAGACGGACACCGAACTGCTCAACTTCGCCGAGAAGGCGCAGACGCGTGACCTCGCGCTCACGCGCAACGAGATGGAGCTCGTGCTCAAGGCCCAGGTCGCGCTCGCGCGCAACGGTCGCGAACTCAGCGAGGTCGAGGAGGCCGTCGGCTCGGCGCTCACCAAGAACTCGGTGAAGCCGCTGAAGGACATCGGCATCCTGCTGCGGCAGAACGAGGACCCGGCGAAGAACTTCACGCAGATCATGAAGGCGCTCGCCAACGCGGCCAGCGATGCCGGCGCGGCCGAGGCTGAGGTCGGCGAGAACGTGCAGCGCGCCGGCGTCGCCATCGAGAACTCGTGGACCAACCTCAAGGTGGCCGCCGGCAAGCTCATCGACGAGGGACTCTCGCCGCTGACGAGCTGGCTGACCGACGCGCTGGGCTGGCTGAACGACTTCCTGTCGGAGGCCGGCAGCCCGAACCTTGGCAAGGACCTGGAGAGGTGGGGGCGGCAGCGCGTCGCAGGCACCGTCGGTGACGCCGTGAACAACGCGAGCGCGTTCGGCCGGTTCCAGGACAGCATCGGCGAGGCGATGTTCAAGGCGACCATCGAGAACACGCTCAGGAACATGGCGGGCATCCAGAAGGACACGCTCGCGCTCGCCTCGAGGTCGGCGGCGCTCGCGCGCACGCGTAAGCCGGGCCCGGCCGGAGACGGCGGGCAAGCGCTGCTCGCGCTGAGCCGTTGGGACGAGGACACCGGGCGCTTCTACGACGACTCGCCCACCGCGATCGGCGGTGGGTTCACCAGCTCCTTGGCCGGCACCGACTGGGCGCGTGCAGCGTCCGAGGCGGGCGACCTCACGACGACGCGCGAGGGCTACGCGAAGTTCAACAGCCGCAACGCGACGTCGAAGCTCGAGCAGATGTTCGGGCCCATTGAGGACTTCAACATCTACAAGGAGGCATTCGGCATGCTCTCCGGTGCGGTGACCACCGCGCTTGACGCATGGATCACCGGGTCCGAGTCGGCGGGCAAGGCGGTGAAGCGTTTCATCGCCGAGGTCCTGCGCGCAGAGGCCTCGAAGATGGCCGTGCTGGCGCTCGAGAACGGCGCGCAGGCCGCGTACCACGCTGCGCTGTACGACTACCCTGGAGCCGCGAAGTTCACGGCTTCGGCTGCTCTGTTCACGGCAGGCGCGGCTGCGGCTGCTGGGGCCGCACGAGCTCTGGGTGGCGGCGGTGGAGGAGGGGCGCCACCTGCTGGCGGGGCTGGCGCGGCGCCGACCACGCCCGCGAGCGCTGGCAGCGGCGGCGATGGCGTTCAGCGCCCGGTCGTCATCGTCTACGGTGACGCCTTCGCTCAGCAGACCGACCGCCAGCGCGCCATCGAGGCCCGGCGTCTGGTCAGCGCCGGCATGGCCCAGGCCCAGGGCCGGGGGGTGGCGTTCAAATGACCGCGTACGCTGGACGTCTCGAGGCCCGCATCACCGTGCCCGTGGGCGGCTGGGCGGTGTCCGTCAGCACCAGCGCGCCGGCGGGGCCGGCGACCGCGACGATTGCGGCGGGCTCCTACTACGTCTCGGACCTGCTCACCGCCTTCGCCGCGGCGCTCACCGCCGCGGTCGGCGGCGTCTGGTCGGTCGTGCAGTCGACCATCGAGATGACCGCCACGGTGAAGACGACGATCACGCTGGTGACCAACACCTACTCGATCACGTGGACGTCGACCGACCTCCGCGACGTGCTCGGCTTCACCGGCAACCTGGTGAGCGTCGGCAGCGCCACCAGCACGAACCAGGCGATCGGCGTCTGGCTCCCCGATTGCCCGAAGTTCACGCCCTACGGCGACAACGTGTGGGACCGCGTGTCCGATCTCCGGGCATCGATCGCGCCCCGAGGCGGCGTGAAGGAGATCGTGGGCAACACCTACGACTGCCTCGAGAACGTGCGCTGGGAGATGGTCTCCAACGCGAAGGCGGTCGGTCTCGACATCATCGGCTCGTGGCAGCACTTCTGGTCAGCGATCAAGACGAACCGCTACAGCTACATCGCGGCCGGCGACTACGTGAAGCTCTTCTGGAACAGCACTCTGTCGTCGCCGTCGAACGTGGTCAAGCTCGTGGCGCCTTCGACATCGAAGCTCGAACAGGTCTCGCGTGGGTGGACGGGGCTCTACAGGGTCGAGATCCCGATGCTCGTGAAGGTGTCCTGAGATGGGGACGACGCTGACCGCGCTGCAGACGGGGCAGGGCGTGGCCCTGCAGCTCGTCGTGGCCATCGAGGGCTACGACTACCTGATCACCGACGGCGACACGTCGGCCGCCGTGACGGCCTGGAGCGGCTCCGGGTGGACGCAGGCGCTCGGTGGGCTCTTCGTCGAGGGCTCCTTCGAGCAGAGCCTGGATCCCTGGAAAGCCATCCCCGAGAACGTCGGCGAGCTGTCCTTCCTGATCCGCGATGAGAGCGGCGCGGACACGCTCGGCCTGGCGGTCTTCGCCGGCGGCGCCGGCATCGAGACCGAGCTCACGGCCGACATCGACGCCGACGACGCGACCGCGACGGTGGCGGCGACCGCGGCGGGCGCCGGGTTCCCGTCCAGCGGCGACATCTACATCGGCACCGAGCGCATCGCCTACTCGGGGAAGACGGCCACCACGTTCACGGGGCTCACTCGCGGCAAGTTCGCACCGTTCAAGGCCAACACCGAGGTCAACCAGCGCTTCGGGCGCCCGCACCGCGCCGCCGTCGATCCCGGCGGACTCGCGCCCGAGATTCACACCAAGGTGACCTCGGCGCCGCGCATGTGGGTCGGCAAGTGGGTCGGCCTCTGGGCGCACCGCCGCCTCGGCTCCACTCTCGACACGTACAACGGCGGCGCGCAGCTGCTGTGGGCCGGCAAGATCACCGCCGTCCGCGACACCGACACGGGCGACACGCGCATCACCTGCCGCCACGTGCTCGACGTCGTGGCGAACACGGTGCTGCTGCGCGAGCAGTGGACGGCCGAGGTCGCCGAGGGCGTGTACTGCACGTCCGGCGGCCCGCCGTTCACGATGACCGACACGGTGTGGAACAGCGGCGTCGCCACGACGAAGACGGCGGATCCGATGCTGGTGGTGTCCGGCACCGCTGCGACCGCGTACGAGATCGGCGACGTGCTGGCCATGCCCGCCGGCTACCAGACGGTGTCGACGCTCATGGCGTCCATCAACAACTGGCTGGCCGCCGCGAACACGGCTGGCGACCTCAGCGGTCGCTACTGGTTCTCGCTGCAGACGACCACCGATGGCCTGCGCGTGGTCTTCGGCTACGACGTGTCGGGAGGCACGGACGGCGCCAACTTCACGCTGTCGATGCCCAAGCAGGCGCTGGCCTTCATGGGTTTCGACATCCCCCCATCCGGCTTCGCCAGCGCTGCCGCATTGAGGTCGGATGGCGTTGTCTTTGGGACCGGGTCCATCACCGCGCCGCGTGCGCCGTTCCGCACCCTGCTCGAAGGCCACTTCTACGCCGACGGCACCGGGCCCGTCATCGTGAACGCGAACGGCGCGTTCACGGACCAGAGCGACACGCTGCCGCAGCCGGCGCAGGGCCACATCAACACCGCGGGCACCTGGGGCATCGTGCTGTGCGAGGGCGTCGTGCTGCTCGTGCGTTGGCAGAGCGACACGAAGCTCGCCTCGGCGGAGGCCCTGCCCGAGCTCCAGTACCTGGGCAGCGGGCTCACCGACCCGAGCGCCCTCAACGAGCAGCTGAAGGGTCTCGGCCGCGCGATCGGCGACGGCGTCGGCGCGCCGCTGGTGCTCACGCAGCTCATCATGTTGTCGGGGCCGGTCGCGTCCCTGATCCCGCAGCTCTTCGCGTCGACGGGCGCCAACGGCTACAACCACGCGACCTACGACTCGCTGGGGTTTCCGGGAGCCGCCATCCCCTGGCAGCTGCTCGGCGACAACTTCGTGAACTCCTGCCAGATGGTGCAGGACGCCGAGCCCGGCGCGCCATCGCTCGACATCGTGCTCGAGAAGGCGGTAACCGTCGCCGAGTTGCTCAACGTCGACCTGCTGCTGCGCGGCAGCTACCTGATGTGGAAGAACGGCGGCCTGCGCTTCATCTCGTGGTCGACGCCGAGCGCGGCGCGAGCCGTCCACTCGCTGACCGAGGACAACAAGGCATCGCCGCTCGGGCAGCAGGACTTCCAGCGCACGCCGATGGACGTCACCGACCAGTGGATGCGCAACGTCGTGAAGATCGACTACAACCGGTCGGTCCACGAGGACACCTACCGCGACTCGATCACGCTCGAGGACCTCGCGAGCATCGGCGACATGGGCGACCAGCGCCCGGTGACGCTGAAGGCGCGCAACACCTACTCGGAGGTGGCGAGCACGGGCACGTCGATCTTGGCGCTCGCGAGCTCGTTCCTGGGCCGCATGCCGCACATGGCGCGCCCGCTGAAGGTGCTCGCGCGCACCGGCGACATGTCCTTGTTCGAGGACACGACGCCCGGCGACGTGGTGCTGGTGTCGGACAACTTCGCGCGCGACCCGGCGACCGGCCGGCGCATCATCGCCAACAAGCCCGGCATCCTCATGCGGCACCGCTGGGACCCGGGCGGCCCGGACCCGGCGAACCCGAAGGAGCCGAGGCCGATGATCTGCGAGATGCAGGTCGCCATCCTCGACATCGACCTCGTGCGCGCGTGGTCTCCCGCGTGCCTCGTGGACCACGGCGCCAACACCGGCGGCTTCACGGCGGGTTACGACAGCGTGAACCTCAAGATCCGCTGCGTCGCCAACGAGTACAGCGACCCCGCGGACAGCGTCACCGACACGAGCTACTTCGCCGCCAACGACACAGTGACCGTGGTCGAGATCGACCCGAGCAACCCAGCGTCGCCGCAGAGCTGGAACGTCACCATCACGGTGGTCAGCGGCAACGACCTCACGATCAGCGCGGCGCTCACCGGCTTTTCGTCGACGAAGTACTACCGCGTGGTCTCGCGCGACTACAACAACTCGACGGCGATCGGCTCGAACCAGCAGGGCACGAAGACCTATCAGGCCGACGATGCCGACCGCCGCATCCAGGACAACGCGGTCAACCCGATGGTCTGGGGGCAGGATGGGCAGAACCTGTCGTACCCGGCCACCGCGCTGACCGAGCTCGGTGAGCGCTACGCCGAGATCTCGTACGGCGACGGCAAGCCGCTCGACGTCGGCTACGAGCATGGTCTGATCCGCACCGCACAGCAGCTCATCCACTACAAGGCGGCTCCGCAGTGCCCCTGGCTGGTCGACACCAGCTACATCCCCGGCGCCTTCGACGTCTTCTACCTCTGGGGCGTGCTGCCCTACTACGTGCAGCCCGCGATCTACCCCGCGGGAAAGACGCGGAAGCTGACCGTAGCGCCGCTCGTGAAGAACACGGCCGGCTCCGGCTCGCCGACCCTGCGCATCTCGCTGTCGCGGTTCCCGCCGTTCAGCCGCACGACCGCGGTCGACGGCCGCAAGGACGTGACGATCTTGGCGCCCCTCAGCCAGGTCACCTTCACTATCAACCCCGGCCACGCGAACCTCTACATCCCGACGGCGCAGCAGCTTGACGTGCGCTGCGCCGATGCCGACGGCGAGCTGTACATCATCATCGAAATCGGCTCGACGCTGGTCGACTGCCGCGGCCTCGCCGAGTGCCACCTCGGCCCGCTGGAGGACGCGTGAGCGACATCCCCAAGGACTTCCCGCGCCCGTACGCGATCAAGCGGTTCGTGCAGCCGAAGCTGATCCCGCAGGCGCCGGGCGCGCGCGCGCTGGCGGCGCTGCACGACAACCTGCTGCGCTGGCGGCGCAAGCTCGTGTTCCAGGGCGGCGGACAGGTCATCGACATCCTCGACAGCCAGGACGTGCTCACTGGCGACTTCACGGCCCACCGCTTCTACTGCCGCAGCGGCATCGCGGCGCGCGCTCTCATCTTCCGTCTCGGTCTCGCGCGCCCGAACTGGCCGAACGGCGGCGACGACCCAACGCCGACGAACCCGCGCATCGAGATCACGGTGCACGGTCTCAACGGTCCGTACACCGACCTCTACACCGTGTCGGCCGGGCTCGGCACTGGCGGCACCAGCACCGACAATCCCGACGAGTGGGCCTGGCCGCAGGTCGTCGCTGAGGTCGTGGCCGGTGACACCATCGACGTGCAGATCGACGTGAAGGAGGGCGCTCGCCTGTTCGCGGTGTCCTGCTACGAGGTGTCGGAGGACGACACCTCCTTCCGCCTCGATGAGCTCTACGTCTCGGACGGCAGCCCCATCCTCGACAACCAGCGCCAGAACCTCGCCGTCAACATCGGCGGCGCCTTCCTGTACAACGGCGCCCACCTGGTCAACTTCACGACGCCGAGCTTCAACGAGAAGGTCCAGTTCGCGAACACCTACGCGAACATCTTCGACACCTCGTTGACCACGGTCACGGCGAACACGCCGGGCTACAAGGTCGAGACGACTTACCACAACAGCGTGGCGCGCGCGACCGTCGCCGTGAAGATGGCGGTCTACGGGCGCTGCTCGAGCGGCACCGGCAAGGTCCGGTTCGCGGACTCGGGCGGCACGCTGATTGAGGTCACCGGCATCGGCACGACGCTCCAGTGGTACACGGCGACGGGCACGTTCCCGGCGGGCACGACGAAGGCAGACATCCAGATCGCCGGCTCGGGCGTCGCCAACGTCCGCGTGCTCGCGGTGAGTTTGTTCGAGCTGGACTGAGCGCCGGCGTAACCTTTGGGCTCGCGCTCGCGTCGCGTCGACGCTGACCGCGTGAGCTCCACGAAGAGGCTGGCCCTCGCCGCGGCCGCGGTCGCGCTGCTGAGCGGCGTCGTCGCCGCGGTCGCGTTCTGGCCGAGCGCGCCCGCGCCGTCTCCTGCGGTGTCGGTCACCGCGCCGCGAACGTTCGCGTCGTTCATCCGGCCCTCGAGCGTCTCGAGCGGCACCAAGAGCCACCTCGGCTTTCTCGACAGCTCGCGGTTCCTCGGCGACAGCTTCCTGCCGACCGCCAGCTTCGTGCAGCCGGCGCCGCCGAACGGGGTCACGGTCCCGCTCGACGGGACCTCCAGCATCTACCGCCCGACCGCCGAGAACCAGTGGGCGGTGATGGGATGGCCGGTCCCGAGCTACCGCTTCCAGTTGCAGGAGGCGAGCGGCTCGATCACCGACGACGTCCACGGCATCACCGCCGCGGCTTCCGGCGCCGGCCACACGTATCAGGCGAGCGGCAGCGAGGCCACGTACGCGAGCAAGGGCATCCGGCTCGTTGATGGCACGGCGAGCATGGGCTTCACCAGCGCCGCCGGCGCGCTGTGGGACCCGACCTACCAGTCGCTCTGCGTCTACGTCGAGTTCGAGAACATGACCACGCCCGCAGCGACGCGGGCGATCGTCGCGCTGACCGGCGCCGCCTCTGCCTACGTCGGCATGACGGCGTCACCCGCGTCCGCGCTCCGCCTGCAGGGCGGCACCGCGGTCAACGGCACCATCAACTACCACGACGCCAAGCGCCACCCGCTCATCGCGGTGTGGCGTCCCGGCACCGTCACAGGCGGCCAGATCCTCGGCCACACGTCGAGCCAGTACCGCATCTCGACGGACAAGGAGCAGTTCAGCGCGACATGGACCAGCGTCGCCGATTCGACGAAGGGAATCGGCACGGGCGGCTCGGCGTCGCTCACCAGCAGCGACACCATCTACTTCGAGTTCGACGCGTGGGTCGGCAGTAGCTGCGACACGATCGTCGACTCCACCACCGAGAAGGTCTTCCTGCAGAGGAAGGGCTGGACGGTCACGGGCTATCGCCGCAGGCGGCGTCGCGTGCGGCTGCGCCGCTACCACCGGCGCGGGCGCCCGCCTCGCTTCCCCATGTTGATGGCTGCCTGAGGAGCAAGAGCATGAGCTTCACCAAGCGCCTGAGCATCATCGCGCTGCTGCTCGCCGGGTTCTTCGGCGCGCAGCCGTTCGTCGCCGACGTCATCGGGACGCACGCCGCGATCGAGAGCGTCGCCGACGCCGCTTACTACACGACGCCATCGACGACGGTCGGCGCCAGCTTCGGCCGCAGCACCACGCTGCTCGTCCCGAACGACTGGAGACCCGACCGCTCGTACGTGCTGCTGGTCGTCCTCCATCCGTACGCGTCGACGGGCTCGTCGATCCTCACGAACCTCGGGCTCAACCGCGCCAACAACTTCGACGACGGCACGATCGTCTTCGCGCCGAACGGCGTCACCGACGGCACGAGCCTGCGCTGGAAGTACTGGGACCAGACGGGCACGGACGACTTCGTCTTCCTGCACGACACCATCCAGGAGATCCAGGGCCGATTCTCGATCAGCCGGGTCTACATGGTCGGCTACTCGAACGGCGGGTTCATGACCCTGCAGTTCGCGCAGTTCTACCCGACGATGCTGTCGTCGATTGCCGTGTTCGCCGCGGCCGACGGCACCAACGACCCAACGTCGGCGCTCGCGACTCCGCTGCCGATGCTCCACGTCTACGGCGCGTCGGATGCGACCGTCGAGCCGGCTGGCAACGCGTCCGCGAGCTCGCTCCCCGGAACGCTGAACGGCCACGGCGGCATCATGGGCGGCGGGTCGACCGGCTTCGTCTCGGCAGCGACGACCGTTGCAAACTGGGCGGCGCGCAACGGGCTCGGCGGTTCGATGGGAAGCGCCGGCACCGCGTTCGACCTCATCACGGGCGGCACACCATCAGGCGCCGGCGCCGAGAGCACGCCGTCGCAGTGGTCGGGCGCGATCTCCACCAACATGGTCGAGCAGTGGGTGGAGGCGGCTGCCGGTCATTCGGCCGTGGCGACGCTCTCCAACTTTCGCGGCAGCTACCCGCTCTACATCTGGCTTGAGCAGCATCACCGATGAGCGCGCTCGGCCCCTAACGTTTGGGCGCGCATCGTCGTCGGGAGATGGTGCTCGACGATGACCGAACGTCCTCGCCGCGGCGGCCTCGTCCAGAAGGTGCTGGCCGGCGTCTCGCTCGCGAGCCTGATCTCGGCGGCGGCGGTTGGTTGGCGCACGGCCAGCGACGCGGGCGCCAAGGACAACGAGCTGCGGCAGCTCCGCCGCGATGTGGACCGCCTCCGTGAAGAGCACGAGTGGCTGGTCAAGACCCTGTTCCGGCTGCCGGCGCTCCAGACGCCGGGCCCTGGAGGTTCGCCATGAAGACGCTGCTCCCAACCCTGATGACCTGCGCTCTCGTGCTCGCTGGAATGCTCGGCCTCTCGATGATCGCCTACGCCCACAGCGCCGATGCCGTGCGAACGCCGGAGCACCCGCTGCTCGCGATGGGAATGGCTGGCCCCTCGACCTCGCCGATCGTCATCCCCGATGCGCCCGCGCCCGCGCCGGACCCGATCGACAACCCCACCGGCGCGATCGAGACGGTGCAGACCGCCTGGGCGTCGGGTCGGTACGCGCTCGCGGTGGTGCTGACCCTGTGGGTGCTGGCGCGGCTCGGGTACGGCGCGGCGGTGAAGTGGCCGAGCAACTTCTTCGTGCGGAAGCTGCGGCTCGGCAACGACAAGGTCCGCGCCGTCCTGGTGGCCGGCACCGGCATCGCCGCCGCCGCCGCTGCATCGCTGGCCGCCAGCGGACGTATCGACTGGCGGGCACTCGCCGGCGCGCTCGCCGCCGCCGTCGCGCTCTACCTCAGTCCGACACCCCAGGCACCCGCCAAGGAGGCGACGCCCGCGTGATCGCGGTCGTCGTGGCCGCATTCGTCTTCGGCGCCGCGGCCCTCGCCATCATCCCCGTCATCGTCGGCTGGTTCCGCGATGAGAGCCGCCGCGCGGCCGATGCCCGCGTCGCGGAGGCCATCAAAGCCGGCCAGCTGCAGCTCGAGCAGATGAAGACGCGGCAGCTGACCGCAGACCTCGAGCTCGCGAACGCCCACGAGAAGGTCCTGCAGGAGGTCGCCGGTGAAGCATCTGCTCGTCCTATCTCTCCTGGCACTGGCATGTCCAGCTTGCGACAAGGGCTCCGCGAAGCCGCGCGCGCCCGCGCAGCCGCCACCGCCGGAACCGCTGACCGTCCGGCCGCCGCCGGCGCCGTGCCTGCGAACCCCGCCGCCGGTGCCGCCGCGCCTGGTCCAGTTGCTGGCGGAGGAGTGCCCGGAGGACGCACCTGATGGCGCCTGCCCGGAGCCGAGCACCGAGCAACTCCAAGCCCTCGCGGGATGGGCGGAAGGTCTCCGGCGCTGGTCGAGCACGGCCTGGCGCCTCTGCAGCTACCCACCGTGACGAGCTGAAGGAACGGATGATCGCTGCGCGCGTCGCCGCCGGCCGCGCCGCGCAGCCGCCGCGGGACCCGACCGGCGAGTACCACGCGCGCCTGCGCGAGCTCGCCGATCGCCACGAGATCGACGTCGGCGACCTGCTCGACGAGTTCGACGAGCGCGCCGCGGTCCGCGAGTACTGCGGCGAGACCGACCGCGCGGCGGCCGAGCGCCTCGCCTTCGCCGACGTCCAACAGCGGCTCGAGCCGCAGAGGAGCCTGCTGTGATCCTGAAGCTGTCGGCCCTCCGCGCGAGCGCGGTGATGGGCATCTACACCATCAAGGGCGTCGCCGACCAGCTGCGCGACGACATGCGCTTCCTCGCGCCGGACGCCGCCGCGAGCTACCGCGCGAACCTGGCCTCGAGCCTGGTGCTGAGCGACATGTTCCGCACCGGCGCCGGCTCGCTTCAGGCGGTGCGCGAGGGCCGCGGCGCGATGCCGCCGGGGTTCTCGGGCCACAACTTCGGTCTGTCGATCGACGTCGACCTCGGCACGACCATGAAGCGCATGGGCATGAAGTCGAAGGCCGACTTCGACGCCTGGATGGAGAACTGGGGGTGGTTCTGCCACCGCCGCGATCACCACATGGACTTCGAGGCCTGGCACTTCAACTACCTGGGCCGGGTGACCATCTCGCCGACGGTGAAGACCACCGCCGGCTACCTGGAGATGGAGATCCAGCACCGGTATGGCCTCGAGCTCGCGCCCGACGACGAGGCCTGCCAGCGCATGCTGACCGACCTCGGCCTCTACCACGGCGAGATCGACGGCGACATCGGGCCGCTCTCGACCACAGCGATCCGCGCGTTCGAGCGCTGCTGGGGGCGCGAGGAGACCGGGCGCCTCGACGCACGCACGCGGCGCACGCTGGCCTACGTCACCGCGTCGCGCTTCCTGTCGTGATCGAGCCGTGCACCTGCGTGGTCGGGATGCGGAAGTGCGACTTCCACTACGACCAGGCCATCGAGTACTACTCGAGCGACGCGGCGGCCGCCGGCAGCGCGTGGGCCGAGTCGGTGGCGCAGCGGCAGCCGGGCCTCCTGCGCAGGCCCTGGCCGGTGGCGACCGGCCGGGTCATGGGCATGGCGAAGGAGAAGATCAAGCGCTGGGCCGGCGGCGACAAGCGCCTGCTCAACATGTTCGGCCGGCTCTGCTACGTCAACGCGGCCGGGCGATGGGACTACCTCCGGCACCAGGCCAGGAACCGCCGCGCGCGGTAGCCTGGCAGGATGGCCTGCACCTGCGGCTGGAAGCCGCCGCGCTGCGACAGACTGCCTGGCCGACTCGGTGTACTACCTCGAGAGCACGGCCTGGGTGCGCGGCCGGAACTGGGCGGGCCGGGTCGCCGCCAAGGTCGGCACGGCCAAGCCGTGGCCGCCGTACGAGGGGCGGGCCGCGGCGATCGCCAGGGAGAGGGTCGCCGACCTCGAGCCGGGCGGCGACGAGCGCATCCTGGACGCTCTCGCTCGCGCCTGCCACACAGCCGCCGCCAAGCGGTGGAACCAGCTGCGCTAGTGATTGCGGGAGCTTCCACTCCCGACCACCACCTCACGAGAGCTGGTGTCCTTGTTGTGTCCTGCGCCCCTCAGGCGGCGCGGCTAAGTGCTAGAGGTGCCACCCAGATTTGAACTGGGGAATGGTGGTTTTGCAGACGTCAACGGACTGACACGTCTGTTCAGGTTAGGCGCGTAGTTTACGGCTCGTTGTCGCGCGGTGGAGTGACCGGGAGTGCCGACGCGTGAGGTGGCGTGTGTCCCGGTTGTGTCCCGGCGAAGAGGTCGCCGCAGGCGACGACAGATACCTCGATGTCCGGGGTCGCCACCACCGACCTCGTGGACTCGATCATCAGGCTGCGCCACATCGGGTCTTGGCCGCCGGTGTCGTGGTCGTCGAGCCAGTCGCGGAGCAGGCAGCGGGCGTAGGCCATGTCGGCCCTGGCGTCGTCACGCTCCTTGCGAGCCTGCGCCATCGCCTCGGCAGCGCGCGCGACCAGCTTGTCGCCCGCCTCCCCTGGGTCGGCGCGGACCGTGAAGCCCATCTCGCGCAGGCGCTCGAAGGGGCGGTTGGCCGCGGCGCGGGCTTTGTCGCGCTCGACCATCGCGTCCACGAGGTCGGCGTGCGTGCGCTCGATCTCGGCGCTGGCGGCGTCGCGCTCGGTCTCGAAGCGATGGCTGCAGGCCCTCTGCGCGACCAGCATCTCGCCGAGGCCGTCGCGCTCGCGCACAGCTGCGTCTCGCTCGCCGGCGATGAGCGTGGCCGCGTTGTGGAGGCGGCTGACCTCGCGCTCGAGCTGCTCGGTGCGGTCCGCGTAGTACCGCCGGCCCTGGCTGGCCTGCTCGCGCGCGGCGCGCACCTTGTCTCGGTCCATCTTGACGAAGGCGAGCAGCTGGCGGCGGATCGTGTTTACCTCGAGCAGGCTCTTGACGTTCAAGCGCAGCCGCTCGACCTCCTCCAGGAGCGCGGGCAGCGCGGTGCGGGCGGCGGCCATGAGGTCTCCGTCTTTAGCACCCTGGACGGTGGGCGTGTCTCCGTAGGCCACCGGCACGAAGGCGACCGCGGTGTCTGGCAGAGCGCCGTAGGCTTCGTCGGGCGCGTCCTCCGGGATCGTGCGCTCGATGCGAGAGTACTCGGCGGTGAGCGACTCAGCGTGGACAGCACTGTAGGCACGGAACCACGGCCCCGGCGTCGCCGCCTCGCACAGCGCGCGCAGGCGCTTGATGTCGTCGTCGGTGATGGTCATGGACGGCCCTCTCCGAAGAGGTCGAGCTGGTCGGGGTCAACCGGCGGCGCCGGCTCCAGGTCCAGGCCAACGAGCCGCCGCTCCACCTGCTCGCGGAACCACTCCGACTCGACCGCGGTGCCGCCATCGAGCTCGGCCTCGATGGCGGCGAGGACGCGCGCGAACCGCTTCGCCGTGAAGTGGTCGGGGAGGTGGCCGGCGGCGAGCTCGCGCGCCTCGGCCAGGATGGCGTCGAGGCGGCTCACGACGGCTGCTCCTGTCCGGCACAGCACCAGCACTCGATGGAGTGGTTCAGGGCACGTAGCGAGATGCCAGGGCGTCTGGTCTTGGCATCAGCGACCGCTGCGTCGAAGTCGACGCCGGTGACGAAGCCTTCCCACGTGCTGGCAGCGAACCCCATCCCCCCCGGCTCGTGGCCCCTTGCTCGCCAGACGTGCCTGCCTGCTTGCCGGGCGGCATCGCGAAATCCTGCCAACCTCTCACCTGCCAGCTTCACGCCGCACCTCTCGTCTGGCACCGGTGGGCGCGCTCGAGCGCCATGAGCACCCGGGTGTCGGGCGCACTGGAGACGAGGACCTTCCTTTCGATCGGCGTGGTGAAGGTCTCGCCGCAGGCGTCACAGCGGCCGGCCGCGATGACGTCCCCGCTGGCGCGGTTCATGTCGATGTCGAGAAAGCGGATCACCCGCCACCTCCCTTCCCGCCGCCCATGCTGTGGCCGAGCTCGGCGCTGGCCGGCGCTGGCTCGCCGTCGGCGAAGTTGATCGTGAAGGTCCCGTAGGCGACCGACAGCAGTTCGAGCGCCATGTCCTCGTCACGGCGAGCGGTGAAGATGAACGCGCCGCACCCCCATTCGCAGTAGCCGCCGCAGCTCTCGCCGTGCACGGCCCAGGTGAACCGACCGGCCGCGTTGTCGTCGTCGTCGGTCATGTCCTCGGACAGCTCGCTACCTGGCGGGTACAGGTTGGCGATGCGCTCCGCCAGCTGGAGGATGAACCGCATCGCGTCGTTCAGGACGTGCTCCGTAGCCTCTGGCGGCTCGTGGCCGGCGAAGGCGGCCAGCAGCTGACCGTTCAGCGGGTTGCACGGAGGCACCCACTTGCGCGCCTTGAAGAGAAGGTCGCGCGATGCCTCGATGCTAGCGGCGATGCGGTCCGCCTTGACGATGTCCTCGGTGATGAAGTTCGACCGCGCCTGCACCCGCAGCCAGTCGGCGTCGGTGAGGTCGTCGTGGTCGACGCCGGCAGGTGGCTGCCAGGCGTAGGGGTCGGGCTCGTCGCTCATGGCTCATCTCCTTCCGGCGCCGCGAGCGCGGCGCGTGCGACCGTGCTGGCGAGCACGGCCTTCTCGTCTCGCCTGATCAGCGAGTAGTGATCGGTCATGGCGTCGGTGACGTGACCGGTGACGGCCTGCACGACCTGGCGGTCGCCGCGCTGGCGGGCGAGGTTGTTCCAGGTGCGCCGCAGGCCGTGGGGCGTGATGCGGATGCCGCCGGGGGCGGGGACGGCCTTCCAGTGCTGGTGCTTCGCGCCGCCGCTCTTGTCCCAGACGCACCAGCCGAGCTTCACGAAGGCGGCGTCGAAGACGTGCCGCAGCGGCCACCCCTTGTGGAGGGTGCCTTCGGCGGTCGGGAACACCAGACCCGAGGACTGCGGCGGGCCGAGCAGCTCGGCGACGAAGCGCACGAGCGGCACGGTGCGGTAGGAGCCGTCGGTCTTCACGGTGACGAGCTGGCCGCGCCAGTTGCTGTGGCGGATCGAGACCTCGCCGACCACGTCCCAGGGCGTGCGCTTCAACTTCGGCACGCCGTCGGCGAACACCTCGATGTCCTCCCATCCGATGGCGCTGGCCTCGCCCCAGCGCGCGCTCGTCGTGCCCATCAGCGAGGCGACGCGCAGCCAGTGCCGGGGCAGGGCGCCGAAGAACTCCCCCAGCTGCCGCGCGGTCAGCATGTTGGGGTCCTCCTCGGTGTACTTCTTCACCTTCGGAGGCTTCACGCGGTCCGCCCAGTGGCGCGCGGCCATGCCGTCGGCGACCGAGTCCCGCGAGATGGTGCGGATCAGCCTGAGCTCGTTGAGCACGGTGTTGCCGGCGGCGCCCTCGGCGACGCGGTCGGTGACGTACTTCTGGACGTCCGCCGGCGTGATCTTGTCGATGTAGAGCTCGCCGAGCGCCGGCAGGATGTGGAGCTCGAGCGCCTGGCGGTAGCGCCGGCGCACGCTGGGCTTGAGCGTCCCCGCGCGCGCCCTAGCCCAGGATGTCACGTAGGCTTGCAGCGTCACGCGAGGTCGACGGCCGCCGCTGGCCGACCCGTCGCGGAACTGCCGCGCGAGGTCTTGGGCCTCGCGGCGCGTCGCCACCGTCGCCTTGCGGTTCACCCGACGGCCGGTCTTCGGATCCCGCACCACCTCGCGCACCTGGTATCGGCCATCGGCCAGCTTCTTGATCGACACGTCGTTTCCTCTGGAGCCTGGCCGCGAGGAACGAGTCGAGGGTCTCGCGGCGAAACAGGTAGGCACCGCGCGCGGCGACGCCGTCGGGCTCGAGCTCGCCATTGAGCACGGCCCGGCGCACGCCGGAGGCGGTCTTGTAGCGGAGGTAGGTCGCGGCCTCCGCGGTGGTGAGCATCGGTGCGGCCGCGGTCACCGCGCCTCCGGGAACGCGGCGTGCTGGACGCCGTCCAGGTAGGGGAGCGCGATGACGCCGCCGGGCTTCTCGCGCTCGCCGATGCCCCGCGCGATCACCGGCACCGCGTCGCCGTTGCGGCCGTTGACCATGGGAATCGGCCGGATGTCGGTGAGCGTGTACTCGCCTGCGTGCAGCGTCCCCTTCGCCTGCTTGAGGAAGAACGGCACGCCCGCCGCCGCGCACTGGTCGCGCAGCGAGCGGTACCAGTCCACCTGCGCCGGCCGCGCGCCGGGGCCGCTCTCGCAGCCGGCGATGACCCAGTCGATGTCGCCGAGCGGCGTGTTCCTGGCGTGGAAGTCGGCAGGCCGCGTCTTGGTGTCGGGCACAGCGCAGACGTTCACCGGCCCGAGCAGCGGCTCGCAGCTCAGGAACCGCAGCGCCGCCGGCGTCGCGAGCAGGTCCGGGATGCGCTCGTCGGCGGCCGCCTGGTTCTCGACCGACACGCCGAGCCAGACGTTGGCGAGTGGCCATGTCGAGCCGGCGCCATCGACTCCGAAGTCGCGATCGACGAGGCCGGCCGCCTTCCTGGCGCACACCAGCACCGGCCACCACGGCGATCCGAATTCGACCACGGCGGCGGACCGCGCCTGCTGGTCGACCCACGTGAACCACTCGCGCATCCGCCGCGCCCGCTTCGTGAGCACCTGGAACGTGTGCCGCGGCGCCGCCGCCATCACGCCGAAGACGGCCGCGATGTCCTCGTTGCTGAGCGACTCGTGGAAGAGGTCGCTCATGCTGTTGACGAAGATGCGGCGCGGCTTCTTCCAGCGCAGCGGCTCGGCCAGCTTCTCGGGCACCAGGCGCACGACGCCGGTCCACCCGTTGCGGCGTCCGCCGACGCGGTCGAGCAGGTCCCGCGGCGCGGTTACCTTGGCGAAGCCGTGGTAGGGCTGCCCGGGCTTCACGAACCGCGCGGCGACGCGCTCGGCGTAGCAGTGGCGGCAGCCCTCGGATACTCGCGAGCACCCGCGCACCGGGTTCCACGTCGTGTCGGTCCACTCGATACCGGTCTTGTCGCCCATCACCCGACCCCGTTCCCGACGAGGTACCAGAGCACCACGTCGCCGATGGTCCTGGTGCAGACCTTCCCGGCCTTGGCCATCTCGAGCAGCTTCGACGGCGCCTGGTCGGCGTCCAGCGACATGTTCCGCACCTGCAGCCAGGCGGCGACCGTGACCGCACTGCAGGGCCCGGCGCAGTAGAGCGCGCGGGCGACGGGCTCGCGGTTGATGTCGACCGTCATGGCCACTCCCCGCGCTTGAGCTGAGCCTTGTAGCAGTCGTGTGCTGCGTAGGCCGCGGTGCGTCCCTGCTCGAACCCGCGCTGGTAGTCGGCGTGGTACGCATCTGCGGTGCGAGCCGGGCGCGCCTTCATGGTGTTCGATCCGTCCGCCCACCCCTGCGCGTAGGCGCGCACCGCGAGGCCGATGTCCCGAACGCTCACGCTGCCCTCGACCACGCGCCGGAGCGCACCAGCGCCGCCGCGGCGTGCCTATTCATGAGCACCGGGCGCGCCGGGTCGCCCTTCTCGTCGCGCTCGAACGCGGACGCGATGCGCTCCATGGTCTGGTACTGGACGTCGGCGAGCAGCCGCAGCAGGCCCGGCGTCGGCGCGATGTCGGCGGGCAGGGAGATGGGCAGCGTGGCGGTGTCGTCGAGGAAGTCGTCGACCTCCACCGCGCCGTCGGTGGTCTCGATGCGGGCGCCGGCGGTCACCGGATCTCCAGCGCCATCTCGAGGCTCTTGATCGACTCCTCGACGATCGGCTTCCTGGCGGCGGCGGCGGCGGCGGCGGCGGCGTCGGCGGCGGCGTCGGCGGCGGCGGCGTCGGCGGCGGCGGCGGCGGCGTCGGCGG